ATTCCTGCTGAACCGCTCTTCCGATCTCGAAACTAAAGTTAGTGCGACCCTTTCGGTAGCCTCGACTAACCCCAGTAAGCCTAGACTAACCAAAGTTTTAAGCAACTGACTATAATTAGTAAAGAACAACAAAAGTTTGTATAGGCTGATTGCAGCTAGAAGAAGCTAACGGAAATTCGAGGGGCCATACTGTAGTTAGCACAAGATAACGCGTGTATTCAGAATGTGAAAATTCTGATTGGTAAAATCGGGAGGGAAATTTGTTTGGATGTGTTGGATAGAATGTAAAATAAAAATCGCGTACTATTTCACATTTTGTTATATAAATGTATAGCAAGTAAAAAGAACATACGTTCTATTTCACATTTTGTGCTATAAATGCACGAGTGGGTAATTAAATATGAACATGCGTTCTATTTCACATTTTGTGCTATAAATGCACGAGTGGGTAAGCAGATAAGAACATACGTTCTATTTCACATTTTGTGCTATAAATGCACGAGTGGGTAATTAAATAAGAACATGCGTTCTATTTAACATTTTGTGATATTATTGTATAGAAACAAGAATAGTATACCGAATGGTAGGTATAGAATTGATTATCATGTGAAAATGTATGATAGTATGTGAAATTAATGACGTTTTAAAACCGCCCCGAAGGGCGGCTATGTGAAGAAAGGGAATAGTATTTATACTATAATTATAGCATTTTTTCTATTGTATGCTTGACAAGTGTTACACCGTATGTTATTATATAAGTACATAAAGAACAACAAAAAAAGGAAGAGAGGAGGATACAATGAGTAATAAAAATTGGATGGTAGTAGTAAGCAAAGAGTGTACTATCACGGGAGGGGATCGAATTTCATGTAATTCTAAGTCAGAAGCATTAAATGTGGCGGCGCTTGTGGCGAGATCATTATATAACGTAGACGCGCGTGAAAGCCATGTGTTTGTTGTGAAGAGAGAAAAAGCTGACGTAGAATTGCCCGAGTCTATAAAAAATGTGGTTAAATATCATTATTCAATAGTTCGTGAATCGGGTTTAAAAATGATTCTGCTTTATGATGGATTTTGCGGTAATCAGAAGAGAATAGCGATGAAGTGGTTAGATGAGGAAGGAAAATAACATGAAAAAATACGGCATATATTATACGCATAGCGGAAGTACAAGCAAGGCGTTTTTAACACGGGAGTGCAGCACATTAAAAGAAGCTGTGATAGAAGCGTTCAGATTAAGTAGGCGGAGATATCGGAGATGTAGTTCGATTTTCACAGATATGTTTATTGTAGGAGATAATACAGGGATAGCATTAAATACAAGTATAGGGCACGTATACATTACGTATTACGTAGAACGCGAAAAACTATTTGATAGGATTAGTAGTCGGATAACTGCAATTGCTGAATATAAAGTGGGTAAGAGTGTGTGTATAGTAAAGGAGGGAATATTATGAAAAAATATATGATATTAGCGAAGAATGATTATAACGAGGAAATTTTTTATACAGATATTAAGGCAGAAGCGAAACACGCATTTGATAGAATGATGGATAAATATTTATTTGTAAAGGCATTTTGTTATAATAGAAAAAGCGAACTATATCAGGATATAACAGAAATGAATGCGCAGACCGTATATGCTGTAAAGACGTATTCCGGGGCAAAATTAAATCAAACGCCAGACGGAGTTATTGAGGAATTGTTAAATCAGGAATATTATGAGTTTACGTGCAAGGAAGATGCACTAGTATATATTATTAAATCAATAAAAGCTGACCGCAAATTTAGATTATATAAGAATGGGAGGCGGGATTATAGTGTCTAACAGTGATTTGATTATACTATCAGTTATATTTGTAATTTCTTTATGGGTGTGGTATACAAAATAAACATTATTGTTTCACGTGATTCATGCAAATGTTTCACGTGAAACATATTGCGAGGTGGTTTAATGAGATATGAGGATATTGAAATTGCGAGAGAATATTTGCATAGCACAGGATATTGCTTTCATCACAGAGCGACCGCTAGAAAATATCAATATAGATGCGGAATATATTTGATTATGGACTACAAAGGCAGATATGGAACTGGGAAGAAACTAGTATATTCGCCGGGGGCTGATGCAAAATATCTGTCGGTTGAATACTGGTTAAGAGAGGAGGCATAGAGTTGATTAGAGCTGATAAGCGCAGAATAGCAATTGCGCTAGACAATGAAACAATTGCGCTATTAGAATATAATGCGGAATCAATGGGTATCACAAAATCGGAATTAATAGCACGTTATCTGCACATGATAGGAAAAGCGGGAGAAAAGCAGGAATTATTATTTATAAAACATTTTTCTAAAGGGGTGAAAAAATAATGGAATGGGATGATTTAAACAAGCTATCACTGGATGCCTTAGAAGAAAAAGCGATAAAATTGTACGGAAAAGCAAATTATAGAATTGCTAGATTAGGAAAGAAAAGAAGCGAATCTCCCGCATACGAGAAATTAAAATCATATATCGGAAGCCCATATTTGCAAGAGCAGGATTATTTAAAATTTAAATTGCCGGAAACAGAAAATATTAGACAAAAGATGAATCAGCTTATTCAGTCGATAGGAATTGCAGAGAAATTTTTGAGTGCAGAGACATCAACCGCTAAAGGAATTGAGCAAGTAAAACGGAACAGGCGAAAATGGGTGAGGGACAATTTTGACGGATTCAATACAAATAAGGAAGCAGATAATTTTTTAAATTTTTTAGGGTCACCAGAAATACAAGAACAAAAGCAGATTTTCGACAGCAATATAATAGTTGATGCTATCGCAACTGCGAGTAAAAATCAGCCGTCGAAGAAACTGCAAGAAATATACCGTGATTTTAAAGAATCTGGCAAATCATGGGGTGCATTTATTATCGAGCAGGAGCAGGAATACAAGTATAAGAGGGGAATTAAATTCTAAATGATTGTTACGCGCCCGGAATCAGTTCCGAAAGAACGTTTATTTAAAATTGAATATTTTGAAAACGATATCCCGGAATTAGAATCAGCATTCCGGGAAATTGTTTCACGTGAAACATATGCTAGGAAAAACAAGCGTTCCATTTGCGCGGATTTTGCAACACTGGACACAGAAACAACGTCAGTAGCGCGGCAAACATTATGGAACAACACAGATACTGATATAGGTTTTATCTATCTTGTGCAATTGCACATTGCGGGGAAAAATTTTATTTTTCGAACAATATATGATTTTAAGGATGCGATTGAACAAGTAATAATACCGCTGTTGAATGAAACCGAATCATGTATTGTGATATATATTCACAATCTATCGTTTGAGTTTCAATTTTTGAAAAGTGTAATTTCAATGGAGAATGTTTTTGCACTAAAAAACAGACGTATAGCGAAAGCACTTGCGTATGATGGGGCAATAGAATTTAGGTGCAGCTATTTGTTGTCGAATATGTCATTGGAAAAATTTACAGAAAATTATAACGATGAGAAATACCGAAAAGATAAAGAATTGATTGATTATGAAATCAAGCGCTACCCGTGGACAGAGTTATCAGATGAAATATTATATTATTCATTAATGGACGTTATCACATTGTATCAAGCGGTATTGTCTATTATGAATCGTGAGGGTGATACGCTGAGGACAATTCCGATGACAAATACAGGATATGTTAGGCGGGCGTGCAGAAATGCGTGTATTGGTGAATATAATAACACACGGAAAAAAAGTGTGCGCATTGAAATGAATCAGAGATACGGGGCATACAAGAAATTATTTCATAAATGCGAACTATCACTAGAGCAGTACAATATGTGTGTAAAAGCGTTCCGGGGTGGAAACACACATGCATCAAGATTTTACGCGGATCAAATATTGAATAATGTCGGTAGTTATGATTTTGCTAGTTCGTACCCGGCTGTAGTAATCTGTTCAGATCAATTTCCGGTTGGAAAGTTGGACGAATGTACAAATGATGTTCAAACAATGGAAAATTTAATTGCATTTTCGGAAAAGTTTTTCACGATTATAGAGGTGGTATTCGAAACGATAGAATTGCGTGACCCGTATAATTGTTCAGTTCCCTATATTCCCATCGCAAAAGTAGAACGAGTGAATGAAAATGATTGTAGTTTTATATCAGAGGTTTCACGTGACACATTGGATATTATAAATGATAACGGGCGTATAATCAGAATGAACAAGCCAGTGAGATTTACATTTCTAGGTGTGGAATTGTCAATTATTTTAAAGCAATATACAGGGATAATGCACGTAACAAAATGTTATTATGCGGAAAAAGGATATTTGCCAGATGCGCTACGTAGAACATGTTATGAATGGTATGAGAAAAAAACATCATTAAAACATGTAGCAGGAATGGAGTATGAATACATGAAATCTAAAAATAGGGTAAATTCTGTATTCGGAATGATGGTTGAGCAAATAATAAAGGAAATAATAGAGTATAGCAGCGAAGATAAGTTGCTACATTCACGTCAGCCAACCGAGGATGAAGCAAAAGAACAATTGAAAAATTACTATACGCCGATGCAACGCAAATTTTTGGCTTATCAATGGGGAATAACCGTAACGGCGCTTGCCAGAGTGCGGCTGCAAGAAATGATTGATTTATGCGGAAGCGATTTTGTATACTGCGATACAGATTCATGTAAAATGCTAAATCCAGAAAAATATCTAGCAGTGTTCGAGGAGTATAACAAAAAATGGGTAGAGTATGCGGATAAATGCGGGTGTGAATATTTTGCGTACACGAAGGATGGAGAAAAGCAGATATTAGGGGTAGCTGACTATGAAGGAAAATATGACAAATTTAAGACGCTGGGGGCGAAAAAATACGCGGTTGAAAAAAATGGAGAGCTGGAAATAACAATAGCAGGAGTACCGAAAAAAGCCGGAGCGCAGCTATTGAGAAATTTAGATAACTTTAAAGTAGGATATCGGTTCGAGGTAAAAGACGATGCCCCGGCTAAATTGCGCCAAGATTGGAAAAAAACACTGACATATAATGACGATTTTAACGAATTATTTTTTGTAGACGGGAAAGAATTGCATATACAATCCAATGTGGCAATTTTACGAACTACATATGAGCTTAGTATAACAGATGAATACCAAGAATTGATTAACAATTTAAATAGTATATACACGCAGGATGACATATAAAAAGGGCGTATATGATTCCGCATCACCGGCACAAATTCAGCACAATTTAATGCGTGATATCTGAACATGTGTAACATATACTACCCAGTATCATATTATCATAATTGTACAAAATAAGCTTGACAAGTGTAACACTATATGGTATTATAACATTGTAGCAATAATATTAAAATGAAAGGAGAATGATGCATGAATATAAACGAAGCCGAAGTAACATTTAAAGTACACGGAAAGTCAATGCAGCAAGAATTTATGAATTTTGCCGTTGAACAGGTTAAAGATATTGTTAAAATTGGTGGAAATGATTTTGTATATTGTGATACAGATTCCTGTAAAATGTTAAACTACGAAAAATATTTAGATGCGTTCGAAAAAGCTTGACAAATGTAGTGCTACATGGTATTATATTATTGTAACAAATAAGTAGCACTCAAAAAACAAAAAATGAAAAGGAGAACAAACACATGAGCGCAAGAGTAGTCGAAACCACATTTAAGGCACGCGAAACACTGAGAATCACGACGGCAACTAATATCACACCACTGAAAGACGTCCCAGATGGAAAAGAGTTTACCTATTATGGGCACGTTGTTCAGGAAATTGTCAATGAGACAACCGGCGAAACGTTCAATTCTGTAACAGTGAAAGTTGGGGACGATGAGTACATCGCTACCCGGTCAGAATTTTTCTTACGGGCGTTACAGGAAATCATTGAAACAATTAACTCGTTTGCAGACGATGAGGACGCAGATGAACCGATTATCATTAAAATTCAGCATTTAAAATCAAAGAAGGGAAACAGCTTCGCCACTTGCAGCTTAGCTTAAAGGTGAGAAAAATGAAGATTACAAGAACAGTAGTTACAAATATCTATACAGCGCATTTTGACAATGGAATTGTAGAAGAGATTCGCGGTCGGTATTCATACGCAGGAGCGAAAGCTATTTTGCAGAGTATTCACCCGGATGTAGCAATTAATACAGTAGAAATTTCTCAGGAATCTGTGAAATATGCTATGGAGCTTGAAGATTTTATTAAGAATGCTACAGTAGTAGAATAACAGTAGTATTAATCTCTGATTCGTCTTATACAATATATAGTAACGGGGCAGTCCTCGCCCCGTTATTTTTATGCCCGCCCGTATATAAAGGCAAGCCCAGCTGTCTGCGATTTTCGACAATCAAACCATAATTGTCCATTATGTAGAACGTCACGCAATCTGTCCTTTAAATTATGTTTTCGGAAAAATGATGCATTCGCGCAAATATCTTTTTCTGTTGCGGCAAATTTTAGTTTTTTAGATGGGTCAATTTTTGTTGAAATATAATATATATTGTATTCTTCAATGTATCGAACAGCGTAGTCTGTAGTGTTAAAATGAATTGTCGCAATATATAATCCGCGGTTTGGTATATTTTTATCAATGAATTGTGAATCTTTTATTAAATATTCTTTCGCTCTTGATGTGGATGTATACGACTCTGATGCGAACGCCCTATGAAATGCGCTTTTTTCGTGCGCTTCACTTGCAGAGGCGTTAAATCCCTGTTCCAGCACCCATCCATCTCCACGCATGTAGTTGCAATCCGGGGTCAGGCGCTGTGTGATTCCTAGTGATTCGTAGTAGGGATTGTATATATCTATTAGATTTCCGATTAAATATAGCGGTAAATATCTTGCTTGTTCACCGTTTCCACGCGCCAATGAATCATGTATTGACATTAACAGCGATATTTCATTTTTTAGATACGCTCCTTTTTCTGATTGAAATTCATCGAATATAATTTTTGTTGAATCAGACATCAAGTGTGAGCAACGCTTAATTTGCTCTGCGGCTGATAATGATATTGCATAGCCGCAACAGGTTCCACAAAATGTGTTATCGTTATCATCAATATCAACAGTTTCCCCTATTAGCAATCTATAGCATGTGTTTTTAACTAGCTGTTCCTGAGTCATTGACAGCCCGCGGAAAAATAGTGATCCAATTTCCTTGAAAAAGCTTTCCGCGGCGCTTTCTGCTTCATATTTATTCCTATACAATAACACAAATTTATTTCCGTTTTCGATAAAGTCATGCACTGCAAAACCGTTAAAATACGTTGTTTTTCCACCCGTTCTGTTCGAAGTGGAGATATAAATCTCGGGTTTCTCAAAGTGCAAATCTAGCATATTTAATAGTTTTTCACCGGTGTAATACGGGGGAACAACTTTAAAATGATCGAATTGTTGAAACATAATGTAACACTTTCCTTTCAAATATTTTCAATTATATTATAATATATTTGGAAATAAAAGATGAGCGAGGTGTCACAGTGGATATTTCAACAGTGTCACAGCTGATCGGATCGCTGGGATTTCCCATCGCCGCATGTTGCGCAATGGGCTGGTATTGCATCCGGTCGCAGAATCAAATCAAGGAGATTAATGAACAGCATCGAGAAGAGATAAAAGAAATCAATGAAAAGCACTCAGAAGATATTCAGAAAATGACGGAAGCGGTAAACAATAATACAGTTGCATTACAGAAGTTATGTGATCGTTTGAGGAGTGACGCAGATGAATAATAATGTTTCACGTGAAACAATTACCGCGGTTGAGCTGCCAAAAACATTTGCCGCGGCGCTGTTAGTGATCGCGGGGAAATATGGAAATGGGCAGGATCGCGTGGATGCGTTAGTCGCGGATGGCTATGATTATAATCGTGTGCAAAAGTGTGTAAACGAGTTATTGAAGGTGATCGAAAAATATGGCTGATTTTGTATACAAAATAGGCGGATCGGGTACTTGGATCAGTGAAGCAGATCAGCGGCAAAATGTGTCAGCAATACAAGCAGTTCTAACCGGCTATGGTTGGAATTTAACGGCGATTGCTGGTGCAATCGGATGTTTTGTCGAAGAATCTGGATTAAACCCCGGAATCTATGAAACATCACATGGGGGTGATTTGAGCAATTTGCCGTATTTTCCCGGTGGAATGGGGTTAGCACAGTGGACAGATTATCCCGCATACACCGCTACATACCCGAACCCGTTACCGCGGTCGGCTGACAAAGAAAAGAAAAATTGGTGGGACGGCAATTTCCAGTGTTGGCTACTGACAAAAGCGGATGACGATGATTATACATCAATGGGCTATGGACAAGGCCCCCGCTGGGGATGGCAGACAAGCAGTAGTTATCCATCAATTGCATTTTCTGAGTATCAGAAACTGAATGGAGAAACAGGAAGCGACATAGACCGGGCAACGGAATTTTGGTTCTACGACATGGAATGGCATTATAGTCAGCAAGGCGAGCTGTACCTTCCGCAACGAAAAGCAGCAGCTAGAAAATGGTTTGAATACATGTCCGGGCATCCAGTTACACCGGATGGAAAAAAGAAAATGCCACTATGGTTTTACATGAAAAAAATGTGAGGTGAAAAAATTGGCGGTTCGAACATCAGAAGAATTTTTAACAATGATTAAGCAGCGAATCGGGGACAGTACATCGGACGAAGATATAGCATTCATCGAGGATGCATCAGACACTATAAACAGTATGTCACAGCACGAAACGGAAATTGAAAATCTAAGAGCGGAAAACGAGGATTTAAGGAAAAAATATCGTGATCGTTTTTTTGATCCGAAACCAGATGAACCGGAGCCGAATGAACCGGAACCGGAAAAATTAACATTCGATTCACTTTTTGACGAGGGAGGTAAATAAAAATGGCATATAGAGTTGCACAGAATACATTAAATGCGTCAACTATTGACATTTTGAATGTAATCAGGCAGAATGCATCATATGATTATCAACAGAACGTGCCGGTAGTGGCGCAGGCATCGGATATTCCGCACGTTGGCGAGGTGATTTATGGAACGCCAGCATTTGCGAATCAGTTTATTAATGCTTTGATTAATCGTATTGCGCTTGTTCGTGCAAGATCGGCTACATTTAACAACCCGTACGCGCGGTTGAAAAAAGGCTACTTGGAGTTCGGAGAAACTGTAGAGGAAATTTTTGTTCAGATCGCAAAGGTCGTAAAGTTTGACCCGGAAAAGGCAGCTGCAAGGGAATTTAAGCGCACATTACCTGATGTTCGATCTGCTTTTCACACAATGAACTGGCGCGTTATGTACCCGGTAACAATTCAGGATGACGATCTTAAGCGCGCGTTTTTGTCCATGTCCGGCGTACAGGACTTAATTGCAAAAATTGTGGATTCTGTCTATAAAGCAGCTGAGTACGACGAGTTTTTATTGTTTAAGTATCTGTTGATCAAAGGAGTATCGTCAGGAAAAATGACGCCGGTATCAGTTGACGCGACTAAGCCGGATGACGCGGCTAAGAAATTCCGCGGGCTCTCCAATAAGCTTACCTTCATGTCTAGCGATAATAATGCGGCTGGTGTCAAAACCGCAACGCCGCGTGAAAATCAGGCCATTTTCATGGATGCTATGTTTAATGCGGAATATGATGTAGACGTTCTGGCGGCAGCATTCAATATGGACAAAGCAGATTTTATGGGGCGGCTGTATTTGATCGATGATTTTGCGTCATTCGATAACGATCGATTCGCGGAAATCAGAGCAAACAGTGACGGACTGGAAGAAGTCACGCCAGAAGAGCTGGCATTGATGCAGGACGTAAAAGCAATTCTGATTGACGAAGAGTGGTTTCAGGTATATGATAATAACACAAAGTTTACTGAACAGTATGCGGCAGCCGGTTTATATTGGAACTACTTTTTCCACACATGGAAAACAATTTCTTATAGCCCGTTCAGTAACGCAGTAGTGTTTGTAGCATCGACAGCGGATAGCGCGCTTCCGGCTTCGATCACTGTAGAGGTAGCAGATAAATCGACATCTGACGATGCAACAGTTCTGTCGTTAATCCCGCAGATTGATGCGGCTACCCTTGCTCCGCACAACTGCTTGTTCACACAGATCGAAGCGGCAACCGTCGCCGGAGTGGCAATCCAGAAGTACGGTGCAATTTTGATCCCGGCAAGCGCAGCGGCAACAAATTTAAAGTTAGAATTAACTGTAAACGGCACAAAGTATACAACAGCGACAAACATCAATGCGGCTACAGAGGTAGGAACTACAATGACATTTTCAAAATAGGAGAGGTAGTAAGCGGCGGTTGTAAAATCGCCGCTGAATGGTAAATATGAAAAAATTAATTCAAGCGGACACAATTGATGCGGCGGGGAACGTGTGGGAAACAACGGGAGAAAATATCAGACGCGGATCAAAAGAATTTTCTGAAGATACCATAAAAGAAATTGTGGATATTTTATTTCCGGTCGGCTCTATATACTGCGGAGAGAATGCTTTTATTTTGTCAGTCGGAAAATGGCAGCCGATTTCACAAAATGCAGGCAGAGTGCTACTACTAGGCGGTACGGTAGCATCAGGTAACGCTATCACAACGGATAAAATTATGATTTCTGATACAGAAACAGCACGTTATACAATGCTTCGCATGTATAGGAGGGATTCTTAGTATGGCGTATATCCCTCCCAACTCCACCGTACAATATTTTTCTGACCTCGGATTATCCCGTGATGATACACTGTACTTTGACAGTGTATCATCAAAAAATACCTATTTTGCTAATTTAACGAAAATTACAAGCGAAGAATCATTAACATACGTATCGCGAGAAAAAGGAATTATACGTTCATCATTGCCAATGTCAACCGCAATCAATATTGGATATATGCGATACAAAAATACAAATTTTGAAAATTTCTGGTTTTATGCATATGTTACGGAAGTTGAATATATCAATAATGGATTGACAGAAATCCATTTTGAGATTGATAACATGTTAACATATATGGGCGTGTTCACGTTGGGGGAGTGTTTTGTAGAACGGCAGCATGTATTAAATGATGCAATAGGAGCAAATATTTGCGATGAAAATATAGCGTTTGGTGATTATAAATACAGAGCGGTTAGCAAAACAGGAGACATGCAAGATGCTGTCTGTGTAGTTTTATCAACAGTTGATCGTGACGGAACTACAGCCGCACATAGCAGCGTCGCGGGCGGTATATATAACGGCTGCGCATTGTTTTCACTTGCATCGCAAAAAGCAGTTGACGACTATATCACAAAATTAACAGATAACGCAAAATCAGATGCAATTATATCTATGTGTATGATGCCAGCGTTATTTGCAACACAAAATTTGCAGCACAAGGAATATAGTTTCGACAAACCATATACAGACATTGATGGATATACACCGCGCAATAATAAATTGTTTATATATCCGTACAATTATATTAGCGTCACAAACTGCGAAGGTAACTACGCGGATTTCCGTTATGAATTTTTTAGCGGAAACAAGGTGTCATTTTCGGCCGAGGGATTAATCTCGCCCAATCCAGAAATTGTTTTAACGCCTGTTTTCTACAAAAATGCAACCGGATATAATTACGCGGAAAAAATAACATTATCTGGATTTCCATCTTGCGCGTATTCGATTGACAGCTATAAGGCATTTTTGGCACAGGAACGCAGTAACGTCGCAATTAGCGTTCTTAGCGCAGTTGATTCAGGCGCATTGCGAAGTGTATCGGCAGCGGGGCAATTAGCAGGCGCGGCCGGAGTCGGAGTTGGTGGAAAAGTCGGGGACATAATGGCATCAATGTACGACTATAGCCAAAAACCGCCACAATCGGGAGGATCGGCAGGAAGTTCTACACTATACAGCGCAGGCGGGAAAGATTTTTATTTTTTGCAGAAAAATATAACTCGAAACTACGCAGAAATGATAGACAACTATTTTGATCTATTCGGCTACGCGGTACATCAGCATTTAACTCCGAACATGAACGCAAGACCTAATTGGACATACTGCAAAACAATCGGCTGTATCGTTCATGGTAATATGCCAGCCAGCGCGGCACGTGACATCGAATCAATGTTTGATTCTGGTGTTCGATTCTGGAAAAATCATAATAATATTGGAAACTATACATTGAATAATGCGCCCGCGTAGTGAGGTGATATAATGGGCACAAAAAAATATGATTCAAATTATGCGGGGGCTGTAGATATAAAGTCCACATACAATTACTATTTTATGCGGTTAGCATCAATCGCTATGAGCTGTTTTAGATGGGACGGATTACCCGATAGCGTCGATTCACGGTTTATTGAATATACATTATTTTATAATAGTAACGGATTGTTTTTTAACGATGAGATACTAGGGCACTTGTTTTTACCGTGTGCAACAGCCGGTAATTTTGACGTATATAACATTCCAACGCGCCGGAATGCATATGCGTCAAACGGTTTTCAATCGATGAAAACTGATAAGGATAGCGTGCTTATGTACGACAATTTGATGCACATGTCATTGCTTCCTATTATTCAGACATTTTGCAAGCGATTAACAAATATTGAAATAACAAAAGACATCAATTTAAGGGCACAGAAAACGCCGATTCTATTACAGTGCACGAATCAACAGCGACTTACACTTGAGAATCTATTTATGAAAATCGACATGAATGCACCGGTTATCTATGCGGATAAAGCGCTTGATCTTGACTCGCTGAAAGTGCTTGATCTACATGCTCCATTCCTTGTTTCCGACCTACAGAAAGAAAAACTTAACGTTATGCAAGAAGCACTTGCGTTCCTAGGTGTTGGCGGTCTGGAAATTGAAAAAAGAGAACGGTTAAATACACACGAAACGCAGGAAGCACGTCAGGCTAGTACAGCGCAGAGAGAAAATAGATTAAAAGCAAGACAACAGGCAGCGGAACAAATTAACAAGATGTTTGATTTAAATGTAAGTGTAGAATATGACAATGGTACATTAACTGACTATAACAATGCACCGCTGGCGGAACCAGAGACAGGAGATGATATTGTTTGAGTGTTTACACAACTGAAGTCCGTTATATATGTGAGTATGAAGCGGGACTTCTTGAATCAACCGGATATAATGACATTGATGCTGTAATAGAAAAATCGTGGGACAAAATTTTTAAAAAATTTCCCATTTTCGACGAAACATATAGAAAAACACTATGCACTAAAATCTTAAACCATTATTACACGCGTGAAATTGGAGCGGAGACTGTCTCTCTATGGAAATTTTGGTTAAATCAGAAAATGAATGAAATTATGCCGTATTATAATAAACTGTATTTAACTGAACAAATCAAATTTGACCCGCTGCATGAGATTGATGTAACACGTGTAATAAGTGAAAAGCGTGACTTTGGAAAGAATGGAGATGAAACTACAAATACAACAAACACACACAACACAAAAGGAACTACGTCAAATATTGAACAGTTAGAATCTTTAAATAACAGTAGCGCCGAGGCAACAAGTACAAATTCAAATGAAATAACTAATAAAAATACCACAACAGGCAATGAAACAACAACGGTAGATATATCTAAAGATGGTAAAAACTTGCACAGCGATACCCCACAAGGAAGCCTTAAAAATATATCTGAAAATGGGTATTTAACCGATGCAACAATAACAACTGATAATAGTAACAACACTACAGTTACAGACAGATCAATAACAGAAAATAAAACCGCAACAGGAAAAGAAACACGAAACGATACAAATAGCGCAATAGCTAAAACAACAGGGAAAAATAGCAGCACGGCAGATAGCACAACATCAGATAACGCAAATGGAAAAACAGCTAGTTTATACAGCGAAAATGGCAATGAGTCGCACGAATACAGCGAACGAACAACCGGAAAAAACAGTAGCGCGTCATATTCAAAATTGATTAATGAATACAGAGATACATTATTAAATATTGATATGAAAATAATACTTGAGCTGCAAGATTTATTTTTAAATATATATTAGATTGGAGGCATATTAAATGGAGGCAAATAATAAATGGGGGTGGAATTATAAGAATCAATCAATTTTACCTCTGGTTTTTGATGATAGTATATCATACTATGAAGCGATATCGTGGCTTATTTATACTGTTAATCAGCTGGTATTATTAATAAATAATAGTATTGATGAAAATCTCAAAAACTATATAGATTCAAAATTTGACAGCTTAATGATAAATGCTATATACGATGAAAAAAACGAGACTATTATATTACAAAAAGAAGCACTATAGTTTCATTATTCAATAAATGATTAGGAGACCGTAAAATGGATTTTTCTAAAATAAAAATTTTAGGTATAGATATTTTTTGCAAGGATTTAGAAGCTAGAAACGTATATTATATCGACGTAACAAAATGCGGCGCTGATAACACAGGCGTAAAAGACTCTACCGATGCCGTACAAAGCGCCGTTGACAGTGGCGCTTCCGTAATCATTTTCAGACCCGGAACGTACAAATTGCAGTCTATCAAAATTCCATCATTCAAAACGCTGGTAGGCTATGGCGCGAAAATTGTTGCGGCATCTAACAATATATTCATTAATAACTCTGATGGCAGCATAGGCGGCTATGATGCAAACAAAAATATCGTTATATGTGGATTCGACTTTTCAGCGGACGCAATTGGGAGATGTACCGAGGTCGGTTTCTCTCATTGCACTAATATAACAGTACAGGACTGCACGTTTCACGACAATAGCGAATGGCACATGATAGAACTAAACTCTTGCAAAAATTCAACAATAGAAAATTGCTACTTCTATAACAATAAGGTGCTTGCTGGTAGCTCAGAAATGGTGCAGCTTGATAGCGCCGCAAATCAAGATACGTTCCCGTGGTTTGGCCCGTATGATTCTAGCCCATGCAAAAATATAAAAATTGTATCGTGCTCATTTGACAATAGCATGAATGAAATAGCAGAGGAAGGATTAAACTCTGCTATTGGAAACCATACATTAGCGGATATTAGAAATATAATTATTTCAGATTGCACGTTCACCGGATTTACAATCGCAATTAAATTTATTGCGCTGTATGATAGTACAATAACTGGCTGTAATATCAATAATTGCGGATGCGGTATTCTGTTGTACGGCAACGCTGAAAATGTAGTAATAAGCGGAAATGTAATCGTAGGAGATCGTGTTGATACCGTGCCAAGTACGAATGTCGAGAAACGAGGTATTTTTTGCAATAACTCCAGAACATTAGCAATTAAAAACATAACAGTTGTGGGAAATACTATTAGTAATTTCAGAAATCATGGAATGTCTATTGAATGTACAAACGGAATTGTTGCTAATAACACTGTTTTCAATAACAATTATTATGGAATTTTATGCGGATACAATGCGTATAACGTAACGGTAGACGGAAATTCAGTGTACAACAATGCGATAAACGCGGATAACAAATATGATATTGCAATTGTTATAACCGGAGCATTAACGCCACAAGGAAAAGTAATCATAATCAACAATAAGTGCGGATCACTATATACGACCTTTATTTCTGATAATGCTGTCCCCGGAAATATTTCTGGAAATATATGTTCCGGAACTTTTAACCCGGGGGTTGTTGCCGGTAAATTATTTAATGCAACATACAACAATACTGAAAATTCAACTTATAATAGCGAAAACATTGTTAAAGTGCTTGGAAATCTCTCTGTAGGCTATAGTATGAATACATGGAATCATGTAGAAGGATTAGTTATTAACCGTTCTGGTTTTTATTTTGTTAAAGCTGGGCTGGTAATTCCGGGGGCGGACTTAGAATTAACAATAGATGTAGAAAACTCCCCTGCTTTCATACGATCTACTATTAAATGTAGCGCCACCTTAAGCAGTTATGCGTGCACTGCGTCAGATATCGTTTACATTCCGGCTGGTACAATATTGAACCTCCGTGTATATCCTACCGCTGAAATAACGCTGGTATATAGCGCTATCTTGCGAGCTACACTTTTACCTATTGACTGCGATGTTAAATGATTTTTATAGCCGCCCTTCGGGGCGGTTTTAAAACGCCATTAATTTCACATACTATCATACATTTTCACATGATAATCAATTCTATACCTACCATTCGGTATACTATTCTTGTTTCTATACAATAATATCACAAAATGTTAAATAGAACGCATGTTCTTATTTAATTACCCACTCGTGCATTTATAGCACAAAATGTGAAATAGAACGTATGTTCTTATCTGCTTACCCACTCGTGCATTTATAGCACAAAATGTGAAATAGAACGCATGTTCATATTTAATTACCCACTCGTGCATTTATAGCACAAAATGTGAAATAGAACGTATGTTCTTTTTACTTGCTATACATTTATATAACAAAATGTGAAATAGTACGCGATTTTTATTTTACATTCTATCCAACACATCCAAACAAATTTCCCTCCCGATTTTACCAATCAGAATTTTCACATTCTGAATACACGCGTTATCTTGTGCTAACTACAGTATGGCCCCTCGAATTTCCGTTAGCTTCTTCTAGCTGCAATCAGCCTATACAAACTTTTGTTGTTCTTTACTAATTATAGTCAGTTGCTTAAAACTTTGGTTAGTCTAGGCTTACTGGGGTTAGTCGAGGCTACCGAAAGGGTCGCACTAACTTTAGTTTCGAGATCGGAAGAGCGGTTCAGCAGGAAT